CCAGGTTGGGGTCGGAACGACTCTGGAAAGAGCGCCGGATATGCGCTGTCCGCAGTCCATTGGTAGTTGTTCCAGGCGTTTTCCCCGAACCAGTATCCATCGCGCTCAATGCGCTCCCACAGCGGCTTCAGCGGCCGCACAATCTTGACCGCTGCGTCGAGCCACAACACGACATCCGCGCCCTCCCGCTCGGCCGACTTCAGCGCCGCCGGCTTGAAGCCGTAGGGCACCTGCGGCCACGCCAACGGAACTTCGGGCCACAGCAGAGCTGCCGAAGCCTCCATCCGCAGCGCCGCCCGCAAGCGCTCCTGGCCACGAAGGTAGTGCTCGCCGTATGCGACGTTGACGACGGCGCGAAACATCACGGCCTTGCCGACCTCTGATGCAGCGGAAAACCGCTTGATGGCAACGCCTCGTGCCCCGGAAATCCAGCCTTCTTCCGCGCCTCGTACAACGGCCTAGAAGCATGATAGTCGGCTCCAGCGGTAGCATCCCACCAATCGGGCTTAACTTCCGCGCCTCGCGCCCAATGAGCATGCCAATGTGTGAGGTCTGATCTTTGCCAGAAAACTCCCAGCATCTGCGCTACTTCCATTACCTCGTTGTCAGAAAAACAGTGCGGGTAGGGCCACAGCGGCCCCTTTCCGCCGTTGATGCGCCGTGCAAACTCCCGGCCAATCCACGGCGATCCGGCGTAGCGCTCGATAATCCGGCCGCCCGCATCGCGCCAGGGGTCGCCGGTAGGCTGACATACCCCGAATGTTCCATGGAAATGCTCGGTGAGTTGCGCCGCTATATCGTCCGGCGTGTGCGGGTCCGGTGCGATATCATCGGCACAGGCGACAAACCAGTCGATTGGCTCGCTAGTCTCCAGGAGAAACTTGATGAGGAAGTTGATCGAGCTGCTCCAGCCGCCGTACGTTGTCCGCGGAAACGTGATGTCAGCCTCCGGAAATGGCTCGCCTTGGCGACAGACAGCGACGTGGTAGCCAGCCGCGGACCAAAGCGGTAGCGTGCCGCCACCGGGACGGATTGACGGACATACGGCCCAGACCGCGCTCATTCCATCGCCGCCTTGCACACGGCATCGAAGTCGGGCACGCGCTTCCATTCGATCACCGGGTAAAGGATTTTTGTGGTGGTGTTACCTGGGTGGACGCCGCAAACCATTCTCGGATCGGCTGGGTCGCTGATGCTGCTCACGTAAACTCCGCGAAGGCCGCTGATGAACTGATTATCCTCGCCCGAGTTCGTCAGCTCGAACGGCTTCCGCTTCCACGTTTCGCGCCAATACATCAGTGCCGCGCCTGGCGAGTACCGCGGCGAGCCTTTGTATTTCCAGGCCTCCTTGCGCGTCTGCTCCCAGAAAAGCAGATCGTTGTAGCCGGTGACTTCCGTAACCTGCTCCGTATGAACTGCTTCCGTATGAACTTGGCACATGCGCGCCACCTGCTCCGCGATCCGCGCCGGGTGCGAGTAGTCGTCTGAGTCCCAGTGACACAGAATATGGGCGTTGCGCGCGGCTTCGTTGGCAAGGTTGCGCAGCGAGCCGATAGTGTCGCCGTCGCGCCGCTTGGTCCTCACTACCGTGATTCGCTCATCGAGTGGAAAAGTTACCGGCGCGCGGCTGGTATCCAGTACCAACAAGTCGGCGCGCTCGTAGGTCTGCGCTAGAAACGAACGCACCGCACGGTCAACCATCGCCTGACGGCCGTCTACCAGCATCACGGCAGCCACAGTGGGTAGCGCGCTCACGCCGCTTTACCCTCCGCTTTATTCGGCACTTCGAACACGTGATAGGGAAAGCCTGCACGCTCCAACGATCCGATGTACACCGCGTTATCCGGCACGCCGTCCGCATTCGATTGCCCGTGAATTCGGAACGTGCGGTCCTCGGTGCGCACCGGGCCATCCTTCGGCTTCGGGTTGGCCATCAGCACCAGCGTGGGATACGGGCCGTGGCAGTACGGCTTCAGCATCTTCGCTCCAATCGGCAGCGATAGAGTGAACTCGGCTATACCGCTTGGAATTCTTACTTCGGTAATTGTCATGCTTCTGACTTCCTTGGGATCATACCTGCGGCTCCTGTGGCTTTGGTTTGAGAACGTCGCGCAGGATTTCGTCGAGCGCCTTCCGCATCGTAACGCCGCCGTCGAACGCCCGGTACCTCAGCGCCTTCCACACATCCGGCTCCAGTTTTATTGTTTTTGGGACACTCATTTTCGGAATCCTCACACCATGGCACGATAACTCAAGTGGATTTGCTATGTCAATACCTTTTTCAAGCTGCAGGACGGCTGGCGCCGCAACGCACTGAAAAGTACTATCGGCACTATCAGTACTGGCTTATGATTACCGGTTCCGGAGCTACCGTCGTAAATCCGCCCGTATTGGGATCCGCCCACACCCGGCTGGGCCGTGCATCCCCGTTCGCTGCGAATCCGGCCCACGCTATCGCCAGCGCCATCACGTAATCGTCGTGGTTATTCGCGCCCTTCGGCGCGCCGTACTGGATTGCGCCGCTGGGCAACCGCCGCCCTTCGAACGCCTGCAATTCCCCTATCAGCACGATATCGCGCGGGATTTTGATGCGCCGCTGCTCGAATGCCAGTGCCAAGCCTTCGATTATCGCTACTTTACTCGGCGCGGTCGTCTGAAACGCATATACCGGCAAGCCGTCGCGCTGCAACTGCTCAATTACCGGGCCTCCCATCGAATTGGACTCAGCCAGGATAATCGCCCTGCGATTGGAGCATCGCGTCCAGAATGCCTCAAGCCGGCCCCGCTGTAACGCATATTCGATGCCGCGGAACCGGTCAACCGCCAACACGCGCCCGTGCGGGTCCAAACCCACGAATGCCGTGAAGTCGTGTGTCCTGCCCCAGTCAACGCCTATCAGCGCCACGCCACGCTCGCTATCTGGATCGCATACAGCATCCTCGATGCAGCGGAAAACGGCGCCCTGCCAGCTCACGAACTGCGCCAGGTACTCCTGCGAGAATGCCAGGTCCGTCATATCCTGCCTCGCGGAATCGACCTCGCCGACAGGGATATACGGATTCGTGGCGCTGGCCATCTGCCAGCTCCGCCACTCCTCGTTATGCGGGTCGGCGCCGCGTTGGTACAGCTCGTGAAAGTAATTGGCAATCCCTTTGGGCGTCGACAGGAACCAAGCATCGCCGCGGTAGTCGGTCAGCATCGGCCGAACGGACCGCTCCCACGCTTGCCGCAAGTCCTGCACTAGCGCGGCTTCGTCAATCACCACTCGGGCGTATGCGCGGCCGCGGCCAGCGTCCGGCGAATCCAGCGACCACATCTCTACGGCGCCACCGCCGATCAGCGATAGCCTGTGCTCTTGTTCAGATTTGCCGGCAGTCACCACGCGCAACCGCTCCTGCATGTCGCGCCACACGGGCGCCAGTTGCTTGTATGACGGCGCGAACCAACCGCAAGGCTTACCGGCGATGGCCGGATGTGTGATGCGGTCCATGCCGAGCTCCGTTTTACCCCAGCGGCGACCACAATCGACCACATTGAACCGTTTGGCGGCGTCAATCACTTCCTGCTGGCGAACGTGCGGGCGCGGTAACACGAGGCGAATGTTACGCATTGGCTGTTATGGTAACACGGGGGGGGTTACGCACGTTTTGTCAGGAGACTGTCAGGAGTGAATCTTTCGATTGTTGACAAAGGTTATGTACCAGAGGTACTATTCCGTTTCGCGGGAACAGTTCCAGGCACCGCACGATGAGGGGCTGGCTACCGTCCCGTCGCCACAGACGGCCTGCGAAACTGCACGCGAGATCCGGGCGCCACGTGAGCACACAGTAGCGGCGGCGAATTCCGGGACCTGGCACGAAGTTAAGAGCCGGCGAAATCAGCTTGCAGGGCAGCGAAAGCAAATCCTCGCCTGCAAGGGGGGTGGGGGGGTTGTGCTTGTTCCTCAGTCGTCTTCCGTTCCGTCTGCATCTTCCGTTCCGTCTGCATCTTCTGCGAGTTTCGGTACTGCGAGTAGCTTCGGCTGTACCGAAAGCGCCACCTTCGCTGGCCGGTCGTCATAGCTCACCGTCACATTCAGTGGTTCACCACCGGCGCCCGTAATCTCGGTTCGGCTGATGTCGCCGTACTTGTCTGGGCGTAGCTTCGACAGCAGCCACTTCAGGGTATCTACATGCACGCGCCGCGAGTTTGCGTCTCGTTTGTCGTCAGCCGCGATTTCAGCCATCTGCTCTGCAATAGCATCCAAACCGATGGATCTCGCTCGCGCGTAGCGGGACGCCAGTCCGGCCACATCAGCACGAATGCGGCGGCGAAAGGCAGCAGCACCGGCAGAGCCGCAAATGGTTTTGAGGCCTTCGCCCTGTTCAAGTCGGGCAAGGATATCGGCTTCAGAGGGGAGCTGCTCCATGCACGGCATTTTAGCGCATT